ATGAAGTCACGTTTAACTTTGTTTTTTATAAAAATATCACTCAATAAATCTAACTATGCTGATTTTAAAAAAAAATGTAAGTTAAGTGTATATCCATTATCCTACGACAAATTAGAAAGACCTTATCCATTGAGCGAAAAAATATTTCACAAATATCTCAATGAAAAAATTTCCTATAATAAGAAATTATCTATTCTCAATTCTCATATTGACTTTATAGATCAGAAAATAAATGCAAATGCTGTTGATAAACTTTACTCTCCTACTCTTGATGGGGTTATCTTGGCAGAAATGGAAGGCAAAAATGATACTAAAATATCATTATATCTTTCCTCAGCATTTTACCCTAGAGAGGGGGATCTAAGAGTCATTATGCGTTTTGATGAGAAGCTTGTTTTTTCTATGCATTTTACCATTACACTTTCTGGTGATATTTATATTGCTGGAGTGCAAGGACACACCAGTAGAGAGGTCTTGAAAAAATTAACTAAGGATTTTTATGGTTTTAGACCCAGCAATCTTATGATGGCTTTAATTTTGGAAATAGCCAAATTTTTTAAGGTCGAGAACATATATGCTGTTAAAAATAAAGCTCATGTTAAGTTAGGTAAGTTCGATTTCGACTATGACAAATTTTGGCAAGAAGTAAATGGTGTCTCATATAATAAAGCATGGTTTAAGTTACCAATTAATCAATCGCCAAAATCTATTGAGGATATCAAAAGTAATAAGCGAAGTGAGTTTAAAAAGAGAGAAGCCATTCGCGAAAATATGAGTATTCAGTGTCAAAAAAATCTTTCAACCATAGTAAATCATCATTGATTTGACAGTATCTGCATCGGTATTTACTTAGTTTCTTGGTGAAAAGTACATCGGGTTGGCTTTGCAACCCGTTGCTGAGCTAGGCTTTTTTGGCATGTTGGCTATAGGGTGAAATTGGGATATTGACTGTTGGATCCGGTATAGCACTTGGTACGATGGTTTCAGATATCGATTGCATCGCGGTAAAGGTGTGACCACAATAGATATTTGAGCATTGATAGTATTGTTTACGTGTAAGATTACTAATTTCTTCACTTGAGCGAATGTAAGTTTTACTACGACAGTGTGGACATTTCATCATTTTAACCTCTAAAATTAAGTTTAGATTAATTTTACATTAATCTTAGATTAAGTCCAGAGGTTTGTTTTTTTCTGTCGTTTCCTATCAGAGAATATTTTGATATATTTGCTCGCCAGGTGTGATTTCTAATGTAATTCTTGTTGAAAAACCTTTTTGCCCCGTTACACCTGTTAAAGAGTGTTTACATTCGATGATTGTCCAATCTTCACTATCTATATCATCTTTAAATTTATAAACTTTAATTGGCATTTCAGTAATGAGGTCAGGGCGTGCTTCAGCTAAGTTGATTTCGAAATGACTAGTCCCACTTTTTATCTTTGCTAATTCACTTTCTGCAGCACGTTTAGCACTTGCTTCATTGGCAAAGGCGTATCTAATCACTTTAACTTTTTCTGTTGTTCCAATTAATACTTCTTTGCTTTTATCTAGTTGTTTTTTATAGCGAATTTTAATTGGCATTGGCGTTGGATTTTTGTAATGATACCAAAAGGTCTTTACACCTTTGTAACCCGATCTATCATCAATTATATATTTATGATTATCCCCCGATTTTCGCATAATAGTCATTGACTCAAGTTTTTCTCCATTGGGCTTTATACCTTGACCTCGCTTAAATATGAGCAACTTATCTTTTTTTATCGCAACAATACCATTAACGTCTTCAATTATTCGTGTTAAAAATGAAGCGTCACTTTCTTTTGTTTGATCCATATGATCAAGGATGATTGATTTAATATCTTCATCGATGACATATTTTAAGTTATTTCGTGCTGCAATTATTGAGACTATTTCACCAATAGTCATTTGGTCATAACTATCATCTTTATTTTCAACAAGTGTATCACGAAGATTGGCACTTCGCCCCCTGATAGTAAGTACATCTGGAGTGCCAGTATGTTCATAAGAATCAATAATGAATATATTACTGATAATATAATTATAATCCTTCTGATTTTTCCAACCTAAAGAAACGTTAAGTTTTATACCGCGTTTTGGAAATCCAAGTTTTCCGTCAGAATCGTCTAGTTTAATTTCGATTGTATCTGCAGTTATTCCTCTTGTTTCAGTTATTGTCATCGATATAAGACGCTTTTCAAAGTTGCCAGTAATATTTTTTTCAAGATTAGGATCAACATGAGTAATTGTGAAAAATGGTTGTTTCATAAAATTCCTAAATGATTATATCTATAATATCTATAACTTTCTTCAGATTACCACTGTCAAAAGGATTCGGTATATCGGTTTTAATTAATCTAAGGGTAAAATCGATTTTTCGAGGAGAACCGTCACGATTTAATTCACTATGGGTTCTTTCGACATTTTCTAAAACAAAAAAACCAAGCGGTACACCATCGCCTTCTATTAAGGGCCAGGATATACCTAGTAAAGCCATGCGTTCAAGCACTTCAAGGCTGACTCGACCATTGGTGATTTCAGTATATACTGAGCCTGACAATGTGACGACATCATTATTCGGACCGATATATTGTAATGCTGGTCGATACCTAACTCTTTCATTTTTTGGATAACGCCAACTTTTACTGATTGTCATTTTTTGATAAGGTAATGTTTTTAAGCAGAAAACAAATAAGCCATAACTCATCATCATATTATTCTATGTCCCTTAAACTACTACGAAAGTAAAATTGTTGTTGATCTTCACGTCGGTCGAGTTCTTGTATGATTCGGTTAGTCAATTCCTGTTCACTCATGCCAGGTGCTGAGTTAACTGTTATATAATATTGAGAAGGCCCCATAGTTGTGTTGATCGCCGATCTTGTAAGTGAATTTTGTCGATTAGTTATTAAATTATCATTAATTTGTGGCGCTGAAGTATTTATCTTATTGGCAAAGTTACTCATACTGTGTAGAGTTCTAGCTTGATTGTGTTCAATGCCAAGTTGATAACCTTCAATCGTATAAGCACCAAATTGAGTGAATACACGTGATGGGGAATTAATACCTAATAAATCCTTAAACCAATTACAAATGCTACTTCCTACATTTGATATGGTCTCTTTAAGGGCATTCCATTTGTTTTTGATACCATTTGTTATGCCATCAATAATATCAAAGCCGAAATGACTAAACATACTAAATAGTTCATTTTCACCTGTGAAAATCGCCCCAATTTTATTGGGTAAGTCAGTAATTTTTTCTGGTAGCGAAATAATCAAATCCCATGCACTGCTTACGATGTCAAAAAGTTGTTCAAATAGCCTTATTGGTAGCATGATAATATTGCCTACTGCTGTACCAAAAGCAACCCCAGCCGATTTGACACCTTCAAATTCTTGACCGGTTAATTCAATAGGCGATAAGAGTTCACTGAACCAATTAATTATACCGCTAATAGCATCGCCAATAGTGTTGAATATCGGTGCCATAAATGAAAAGCTCTGTATTACCGGTGCAATAGCTGAACTTAAACCTTGCCAAAATCCGATAAAGAATGCACTAATGGGTTCCCAAAATTTACGGATAAGTAAAGCAACGGCAATAATTGAAGTTATGGCTATTGCTATTGGATTGCTTAAGAAACTTGCACCTACTGTGCTAAATGTAGTCCCTAATTCTGTAAAAGCACTTCCCAACGTTTTAATCGGTGAGCCAGCAGCAGTAAGTAGGGATTTTCCTAACGTTTGAATACCGCCTGATGAATTCCCAAATTTAGCTAACAGATCGCTGAGTGAAAATGATAGTTGTCCAAACAGGCATCGAGTGAGAATAAAAGGCCCCATGAGTTGAGATAATGTCATGGAAATGACACCCAATGCTACTGAAGCGATGGTCGCGACACTGGCTATTTTCATAAACGTTTGTACAACTATTGGGGTTTGATTTATCCAGTCATTGATGCCTAGCATAAATTCTCTTAACCCTTTTGTACCTTTAAGGAATGATTGTGACAATGTTTCCCCAAGTGAACTTGATATATTAGATATGGTTGTTTTTAATAGCACAAACTGTGATGAAATAGAGTCGTTTTCTATCTCAGTTTTGAATTTTAATGAACCAATTGCTTTAGGATTATTAACTTGATTTAGTTGTTTATCAAGTTCACCTAGATTATTTGTGAGATTGATAACGTCGTGACTAATTTCGGCACCAAACAGATTACTCAGAACTTTAGTCTGATCTGCATTATTAAGTGTTTGTGTTGCAGCAAGAACTTGTTTGATTGTCCCAATTGCATTAGTAGCCATTTGTTGTTCGATATTGTTAACATCTAACCCAAGTTGCTGTAATGCTTGTTGAAATTGTTTCGATTGTGTTGTTGCAGTGGAAAGTTCATGTATCATGGTCGTGGTAGCTAATGCTGCATTTTCTGTTTGGGTACCCAGATTTAAAAAGGTTGAACCCAAAGCCGAGGCTTGTTTAAAATCAAGTTTATCTGAAACATCATGCATTTGTTGTAAAACACTGATGATTTGACTGGCACTAATTTGTGAATTATCTTCAAGAAAGCTGATAGTATCGGTCAGTTCTTCAATATTGTTTATTGGAATATTATAAAGTTTGGCAATTTCACTTAGGTTTTCAGATACCTGTTCTACAGGTAAATCAAACACTTTTGAGGCCATTGCTGAAACTTTAGTGAAGTTTATTAATTGTTTGTGCTGTTCCGTTAGAGGATCACTTTTATTAGTAACACCTAATGTTGCATTAAATGATAATAAATCGGCGATATCCAGAGCGCCACGCGACATAGGTACTGTTTCGCTAATAGCTTGAATTTGCTCTTTCATATTCATGAACAGTGGTGTCGGTTGACCTTGTTGATCGCGTAATCCTTTAACTTGTTTAGCGACTTTTTTCATCGCTTCTTCCAATGTTTGGTATTCTTGAATGGTTTTTAGAATCGGATCACCTAGATCAGTACCTACTTTTTTAGCCTCCTGACCAATATTGGCAATACTATTACGAATCTTTATACCATTTTGATATCCTTCAGATAGCGTTTGTTTTTGGGCATTTCTCAAATCATCAAATGCTGGTATTTTAAAATTAATCATATTTGAGTTTGTGTTTTTTGCCGTTTGGTTTACATTAGATACAGCGTCATATCGATAATTATTATTTTTCTGTATCTGTGGTATAACATCTATTTTATTGAAATGATCTCGTTGATTTTGTCGTGTTGGTAATGAGTGAGAGTTATTTTGCTTATTCATACTCATTATTTTTTGATTTTTCTTTGTTTTTTGAGTTAGTTCTCTTTTTGGAGAATATCCAGCAATAAATTTATCAAGTTGGTTAGTATGTAGGTCGTTTAAACTATTTTGCTGTTTTACTAACTGATTTTGTTTATTGAAGGCATTATTTACCTTCAATAAATTTTTTGCTTTTTTATATTGATTTCTTAATGTTTCATTTTGTTTTAACCAATAGTTTATTTCTTCCCTTAACCAGGTAAGAAGTGGTTGATTTGTTTTTTCAATATCATTTTGGTTATATTTATTAAATTGGTTATTCATCTCTAACACCACTTCTTAGGCGAGCATTCTCTCGCCAATCCATTAATTCTGATAAAGCAAACTCATACATTTCAGAAGGTTGCCAGTGAAATATTGAGGCAATATCAGCCATTGCATCTTCTACTCGGTTTGGGATACCGCTTTGGCATCGGTCGAGTTCTGGGACAAAAAACCGATAACCACTTTGGTAATTTCTGATAAATCAAGTAAATCCAAATCAAAGACTTCATGTTCAGCAATCGATGGAGTAGTAATACGTGGAAGTACTTTTGCCAATGAATCAATATCAAGATCGATAAAATCTATCAATTTTACGCCTCGTAAATCCCCCGTTAATGGTTTACGAACAGTGAATTCAGTAATAAGGTTTTTTCCAGATTGAATACCATTTTTTAGTGTGATTTTTTGTGTGTTTGTCATTTGTTTCCCCTCGTAATAAGCCCTTACGGGCTTATTTTATTTACAATAATGAAATTAATTTGGACCGATGATTAAAGTCCAATAGCTTGGCGCGCTTGTGTTAAACGATCTACGCCATTAACTTTGTCGATCATATTAATGAAATCGATTTCAGTTATCTCTTCGTTGTCGATGATCTCTTTATAGTATGTACATTGCGTAGTAATTTTAGTTGAGTTACTTTCGCCTTGTTTAAGTTCACCGCGATCTTGTTCTTTATGACGACCATTGACGATGATTTCGACTTTGACAAAATCTTCACTATCATCTTTTTGGTAAGCGCCTGCAAAACGGAGTGTTACACCATTAAGTAGACCGCCATGTTGTCTAAGAACTTCGTGAGCTAAGCCACCGATAGTCCATTCAACATTTAATGCATCATCTTCATAACCCAGATCAATAGGTACACTACCCGGCATTCCTGCACCACGGTAATTTTCAAACTTACGGGTTAATTTTGGTGGAGTAAATGATTCGACTTCACCAACGAATGATGTTCCGTTAACATAAACATTGAAGTATTTGAGTTTTTTAGGTAACGCCATTTAGTTGATCTCCTTAATTAGTTGCGACCGAATTAGCCAGCTCAACCAAATATTTATCGGTAATGCGTTGGCGTAACATAAGATTTTCAAGCGGTGGTACTGGTGTATAATCGTAATCGATGTATAATTTGCCAGCTTTTAAAGTGTCAGCTGTATTGGCTTCAGGATCGAACCATGCTTTACCATCAACAATATAACCGTTAGATTTTAATTCACGGAATTTGTTGTTGATTGATTCAATTAAATCTTTAATTAGTGAAGCATGCATCGGAGCATCGACTAATTGGAATTGAGCTTCGGCAATCGTATCTGCTAAAACTTGTGCTGTTCTTGTGTAGTTTTCAAAAGCAAATAGAGAATCTGCACTACAAGTACGAGAACCCCAAAAACGATAACCTTGATTACAAATTAGTGTAGTCACATCGTGTTCATTTAAGTAATTGGAATCTGAGCTTTCTTCTTGAAGATCCCAAAATACATCGTTAGAAATACCTGTGACACCATTAACCGCTACATTAGATAACGTTTTATGCCAACCCACTTTTTGGTCGATTTGAGCGCGTAAGCCTAGTGCGCGAGCAGTAGCTGCAAGTGTAACATTTTGTTTTTGAGTTGTATCAAAGCCGACAAAATCAGGCCAAATTACCATTGCTTCACGAGCGCCTAATTTATCGCGGTAAAGTACTGCTTGTTCTTTAGTTTTTGCACCATAAGCTGAAACATAACAAAATGCGCGTAATTTTTGTGCTAATGACACTAAAGCGGTAGCGACTGGTAATGAATCATATCCTGGTACACCTAAAATACGCGGCTTAACTTTCAACTGAGTTTGTGCAGAAAGTAGGGCTTTCATACCAGTATATTTACCATCTTCTGTTGTAGTCCCAATAATATTGGCGACAGTTTCTTCATCAGTGGTGCCTGTTTCAACGCGAACAGCGACAATGACGGGTGAACATTGATCAGCAATTGCTTCAAGTGTTGGTTTAAGTGTTCCTTGTGAACCTGCTTTACCAATTGCAGTATTGATATTGGTAATGAGGATCGGTGTGTTAAGTGGAAAGTAAGTTGCATCCGCATCATCGCCAGTACATACAACACCAATAACAGCAGTAGATACTGTTCTGATAGTGCGGGTACCTTCATTGATTTCGATGACTCGGACGCCGTGATGATAATCGTTAGCCATAAGATCTCCGTTGTGGTTTACATATCGTAAAGTTAATTCATGCAAATAGTTGCATATAATAAAAATAGGTGTTAGCGGTTGGATTTGTAATTTGAATTTTTACAAATAAAGCCCAATTAAATGGGCTTTTTTGTATAAAAAACTAGGGTTTTTCAGGCCATTGAATTTTATCTGCTTGCTCAACATCAATACGATTTAATTCAACCCGATATTTTTTCCACTGATTTAGCGCTAATATTTCTTGCTCTGTGGCTATTTCAGCATCCAGCGCATCTTGTAGGTAGCTAATTTTTTCATTAGCCTCACTAATTAATTGTGATTTTTGTGAGATAGCCCTATTTACATAATAATTATGTTGTTTATTGGTATCTAATACCCATTTTTCACCGTCCCAACTATCAAATTCACTTGACGGTTTTGATAATGTGAAACCTTTTTCAATCTCACCAATTTTAGTCATTGTTGATTCAATGCCAGTTTTTATTGAATAGATTTTTTGACCGCGAAAATCGTTAGGGTAAATCCATTGATTTTCTTGACGAACAATAGCTTGCCCGTCTTCAACATTTTTTGGTGCATCTAAGTAAGCATGAGCGGGTAAACCAACACCAATAGGTAAATATTGATAGGTAGCGGTTAGATACTCACCTGTATTGGCATCAACATTATGGATGACTGCCCATCCAGCAGTGGTAGTAAATCCAGCTTCATTTAAAATAGCTATTTCTGGTTGTAATTGATATTTCATTATTTTTCTCCTGTTATTCTGCTTTAACTATATACATAAATGCGATATTGCGAGGGCGGTTTTCTGGAGCAGTTGGCACCTGTGTTGATGCGTCTAACGTTAATTTTTGATGTGTTCCGCCACCTGATGATCCAGGTTGATATGCCGGTCGTGAATTCACCTTTGAATAAAATGCTCCGCTAGCATTCGCGTCATTTGTCGAGCCAGTGACAAATGTTTCAACTTGCCCCCAGATATTTCTAATTGCATCCCCCTGCCAACTGAGTATTCCTCTGCTAGGATCGATACCCTTTCCATTATCCCAACCTCGAACAAACTCGCCACGTAAATCTGGTAAATAACCAGACGGATAAGCTGCCGCCAATTTCGAAAATCTATTTCTATCAATTGGTGCGCCATTACATTCAAAATATCCTCCCGGCGGGATGGTTTGTGGCCATGGCATCGGAACCCCCACCGGAATACATCTGTCCCGAATAAACAGGTCTAGATTTAGTATTCGTTCAACTGGTACATAACCTTCACCCAGAACACCATCATGAGTAAATCCCCAAGCCAGTCTATTGTTGACCCTGTTATACATTCCGACTACACCATCATTTCGTATAATTATACAAAATCGTTTATCAGGAGAAAAAACGTCTGATTCAAATTCCTGGGATTGGAACGTATCAACTATATGGTTTACAATATTATGTACATCAGTTATTCGATTATGAGCATCCGTTGCATGGTTATATGAGGATTGGGCTTTTTCGTCCACATATTTAGCATAATCAAATGTATCTTTAACTGCTAATGGAGTCGCTGCTTGATTTTCCGCGGTGCTATTGGTTGCTGAATTTAATTGTACAAACCCTTTTGATTGAGTGGTTGCATCAGGGTGATTGGTGGATTTTTCATGATTGGTCATTTTAGTGGCAATTAATTCATCGACATAATTGCGTGTAGCTAATACTGTCGCTGGGTCAATTTTTAATTGGACTGAATCAACATTATCCACAATGATAATCATGCGAATAACCTGTGTTCGTCCACTACCTTCGACTAATTTTGGTTTATAAGTAACCGGACAGTTGCCTACTGCAATTAAATTATCTCCATCATCATACAGACCAATTTCATTAATAAACCAACCGCCTTGTGTTTCGGGGATCACAAGTTCAGCAATAATTTGATTGGGATTATCCTTGTCGGTTGTGATGGTATTGATTGGCGCTCGATAAATTTCGTGAATCAATTTAGTTTGCGTAGCAGTAGGGTGTGATTCACTACCATTGGCATCCCCTACAGCCATTTTAGTCAATTTTAAAGGGATCCCAAGGGCGGTGGCATTAGCCAATAATGCCGCTCCTTGGGTGGTTATTAGTGTATAAAATTTTTGGCTCATATTAATCCTCTCACCATATATATAAAAAAATCGAATCGCCAACCGGCGATCGAATGAGTTAATACTTGTTTTATTGTGAAAATGTCTAGTTTAGGTTTCCTTTATAATTTGCCTATGAGCTGCATTTCATAAAGTGGATTAATAAAAATAGTGACAGATAACTAACAAAGTGGTTAGTGGTTGGATTTGTAATTTGAATTTTTACAAATTGAAAAGGAAAATATAGGGAAATTTTTTTGACACTAAAACAATTAATTTTAGGAATTACTATGATTATTTTATCTAAATTATTTAAATCAATAAGTTATAAATCAAAAACAGTTAATAACTGGCTTAATGAGTATAAGAAGATTTTATCTGAGAGAAATTTAAAACCCAAAACTATGGAAATAAAAACCTATATGATCAAAGTAATTAGTCAAAATATAGGGTGTAAAAAGGTGACTCATATTACTCCGTTTGATATAAATGACCTTATAAAAATTTATCTGGATCAAGATAAGGCACCATCGGCTAAATGTATGTTTCATTTATTAAGGGATATTTTCAGAGAAGCTTATGCTCAGGGTTGGAATGATAAAAATCCAACTGATCCAATCAAATGTCCAAAAGTTACGGTGAAACGTAGTCGAATGGTATTAAAAGAGTTTAAACGTATTACACAAGAAGCGGAAAAAAATAACCAATATCATTATCTTAAAGATGCGATGATAACGGCTCTTGTAACGGGGCAAAGGCGTTCGGATATAATCACAATGAAAAAATCAAATGTAAAACGTAATTATTTATTTATTGAGCAATATAAAACAGGCTCAAAAATAGCGCTTCCGACAAAATTAACCTGCCCTAAAATTGGTATTAGTATACAAGATATTATTGAATCATCAGATCATGAACATGTGATCCATAGAAAAGGCAAATCCGTTTCAGCTGAAAAAATTACACGTGATTTTGCCAAAATAAGAGATAAAGCTTTTAAAAGGAGTTATTGGAAAGGGACACCAACAACTTTTCATGAAATTAGATCATTAGCTGAAAGACTCTATCGTGAGAAAAAGGTTGATACGATGACATTGCTTGGTCATAAAACTCAAGCTACAACGGATCGTTATAATGATTGTCGAGGACGTGAATATAAGAAACTAAAAATTATAGGAAATTAATACCTATTTATGAGGTAGGTTCTATTTTAGAACTATTAAAATTAGTTAACTTAAATACCATCCCAACTTATAAAAACAAAAAAATTATTGGTTCTGGTCAACTTAATAAAAATGGATATATCCAAATACCTGTCTTAATTGCCGGGAAAATTGAAAATGCCATAATTCAATGGGGTATAGGGAATGCCAATAGTGATGGAAGAAAACGCATAACCTTACCTGTTACATACCCAAACCAAACTTTATTTGTTACTGCTTTTGAACGAGATGCTAAAGCTTGGTTTACAAATAGCGTTCCTTGGACAACGGTATGGGGAGCCTCAGATAGTGAAACGACAAATAGTGAGATAACTATTTGTACACGTGGGGTAATAAAAGGTGGAATAGTTGAATCTGGTAGCTATGCGTATTTTTTTCTAACAATTGGGTGGTAAGTAATTATGACATTATTTTATAGTAAACAAAGTGGCGGTTTTTATGATGATTCTATTAATAAAAATATACCAAATGATTCAGTGACTATTTCGTCAGAATATCATGCAGAATTATTATCAAAGCAATCAGAGGGATATGAGATACAAGCTAATGACAAAGGCTATCCAGTTGCGGTAGAACGAGTTTTAACCCCAGAAGAAATTAAATCTATCAATGAGTCAAAACAACAACAACTCCTTAACCTTGCAAACGAAAAAATAACTATGTTACAGCGAATTGTTAAATATAATCGAGCAACTGATGATGAAAAGCAGTTATTGGAAAAATTAGAATTATTTACAATAGATGTTACACATATAGACTTAACAGATAGTAATGCATCTTTTCCAGAAATGCCGTGTTAATCACGGCTGTTCTGACCATTTTATCTTTAACTCATTTGTATCTACACAAGTTAAAGAATATGATATTTTCATTAATCTTACTCATAAAAATAATCATATATAACAAATGGTTAAATATAATTATCAAAAAACACTGAAAAATCGATATTGGAAAAATATAGAATTATATACAGTTCAAATCACAAGCATATATAGACAAATATCAAATGCCAATTTTCTACCTGCTCCTGAGTAGTGCTAACGCACTACTCTGTTTTTTATCCTTTTAAATCCTAATTGTCTACAGTTAGTAAATTTTCGTCGTCATAATAATTATATTTGCCATCAACTTATTATCATTCCGCTTACAATATTAAACGGTTATAACAATGTAACACTATGATTTATCTTGCCTGAGTAGAGAATCATCTCTACTCAGGCATATCTGGAAAAACAGCATTAATATCGGATGTATCAACTTGATGAAGTTCAACAGTATATAATTCTAACTGTTCTAATAATTTTCTTTCATCATTGGTTGCTCGATTATATTTAACAATTCGCTGTAACATAGTTATTTTTTCATTTGCACGGTTAAGGAGTTGTTGTTGTTTTGACTCATTGATAGATTTAATTTCTTCTAAAGTTAAAACTCGCTCTACCGCAACAGGATAGCCATTATCATTAGCTTGTATCACAAATCCTTCAGATTGTTTTTTTAGTAATTCAGCATGATATTCAGTTGTTAGTTCTTTCGAATTTTCAGGAATATTATTAAATCCTGAAATATAAAAACCATTAGTTTGTGCATTATAGAAAATCATTTTTATCTCCCTACTGCTACTATTTGCAATAATGAATCGACGTAAATATCACCAACTTTTCCCCACATTTTTACTGAAGTTAGATCATTAGGTAAGGCTGTTACCACATGACACCCATTATCGCCATCACTAGTTATAGCAAAATAAAAATTATTAGGAAATGTTATGGGTAGTGATACAACTGTTCCATTCGCTCCATTGACACCGTTATATACAGCCTTGAAATATTGTAAAATTAAACCATCAGCCCTACGTAAAATGATAATACCATTTGAGACTTCATATGAAAAATCTTCAAAAGTTAACAAGTAAGAATTGTTAGCTTTAGGTCTTTTTACAAAATTAGTTTGTTCACCTACCTCATAAATAGGTTCATTGTTAATAATTTTTCTAAATGCCGGTAATGCATTGATATCATCTGCTTGAAGTAAAATATCGTTGTTTAACATTTTATTGTTAATTTTACGAATATTTGGTACACGGCTATTAGCATTATCATTTACCGTTTTGATTGCCAGTGGAGTCGCTGCTTGATTTTCAGCGGTGCTATTGGTTGCTGAATTTAATTGCACAAACCCTTTTGATTTAGTGGTTGCATTAGGGTGATTAGTAGATTTTTCATGATTTGCCATTTTAGTGGTGATCAATTCATCGACATATTGTCGGGTAGCTAATACAACCGAAGGGTCGATTTTTAATTCAACAGCATTGACATCATCAATGACAATTACCATGCGGATCACTTGAGTTCGCGCACTGCCTTCAACTAATTTAGGTTTATACGTCGAAGGGCAATTTCCTACTGCGATTAGATTACCTTTATCGTCATATAGACCTATTTCATGAATAAACCAACCTCCCTCTGTTTCTGGAATAACTTGTTCAGCGATCAGTTGATTAGGATTATCCTTATCAACAAAAAGAGTGTTAATCGCTGCTCTGCGTACTTCATGAACAAGCGAAGTTTGCGTAGCAATCGGGTTGGGTATTGAGCCATTGGCATCACCAACAGCTATTTGGGTTAATTTTAAAGGAGTACCGAGTACAGTTGCATTAGCTAGCAATTCGGCTCCAAGTTTGGTTAATATTGTGTAGTATTTTTGACTCATGGTTTTATGCTCATCGTATCAATAAAATGAATAGTTGCGCCAATTTGGCTTTCGGAAAGTGTTGTTATATTTTCATTAATAAAAGGATAAATATTTAAGGTATTAATATCATAATTACTTGCACCAATTTGGCGTTCAGATGTTGTTGTGATTGTTTCGGCAACATAAGGGTAGATATTTAATGTATTACCATCGTAACTGCTAGCACCTATTGTCAATGTACCTTGGGTGACTAATTGGATAGCTAATCCATTTAATTGCCTGGAAACCGGTTTAACATCATCGATAATTCGACTTAATTCATTGTAAGATTCTTCGGTGATCCCTTTATCTAATACCCCGATTTCTAAAGCAAAGGTGCCAGGTTGTTGTTGATTTTGCCACCATTCAATAACATTAATTAAATAGCCAAAGGGTTCGACAGCACGACGAATAGATTCTTTAGTACCTTTGAGTTTGTGAATTTCAAAGGCTTCACTAATTACTTTACGTTTGGTCTGTTCAGACCAGTTTTCATCCCAGCGATCTACACTGTATTGCCAAGCTAAGTAAGGCAATAATTCAAAAGGGCAGGTTTGTGCATCCCAAAGAGAGCGTAAAGGTATGGGTGGTTCACAAACCATGGTTTGTGATAGATTCTTTTCTAGTGCGGTAGCAGTGGGTGGAAGTAGCGTTTTATTCGCCATAACCTGCTACCTCAATTTGATAATTTTTGCAATAACTGGCTTGTTCGCGATTGATTAATATATCTTGTGCGGGGGATTCTAATTCAACGCGTTGAACGCCAACAACATGTAACGCTGAAATAATTGCACTACGACTAATGCGTCTGCCAATACGGTGTTTTTCATTAATATAAGATTGTAAATTATTGATTGCCGCTTTCTTAATTGGTTCAGATTCAGGACCAGGGTAGAGAAAGAGTTTAGCTTTAATTGTGTAATCAATCAGTTCTACTGATTTCACTGTAACGCGATCAGCTATTGGTCTACGGTTATCCTGATTGACAGCATTTTGGATAATATGGATTAGATCTTCACTAGCAATACCATTATTTTCTCGCGATAAGATAGCTAAAGTTACACAGGCCGGTGATGGACTTTCTGCAGCGGCATCTAAAACACGCCCATCTGCACTACGCGCATAAAATTCGTAAGCAGCACGAGGACCAGCAACCGATAACCCTTCAAAAGCCGACTGAATACGTAGTCTAAAATCACTATCTGATTCTTTGATTTCTTCAATTGCAGGGGTTACGGTATTGTCAGCTGGTTGAATAATTAATCGGTAAACATGAAAATTAGCCCCTAAGTTGTCTAAATCGTTACCTTTTGCATGAGCGATCATCAACGCTTGAGAAGCTTCATTTATCCGTTGTCGTAAAATCAATTCATAATAAGCACTTTCTTGTAGTAGTTTGACAATCGGTTCACTTTCAAATTGTAAGGTTTTTTTTACTTCCTCTTGCTGTTCAGCTGGATAGAGTGAGATAAATTTGTTTTTACGTTGCTCAAAAATTGTTTCATAGTCTAATGATTCAATGATGTCCGGAGGGGGTAATTTTGATAAGTCGGTTAATGTCGCCATGATGCTACCTCAATTTCGCTGGTAAATGTTTCGTTAGGTTTATCTGTCCGTGAACCAGTTATTTGCATCGTTAATTTTTCTTTATCGGTTAGGAGTTCGACTTGATCCAATTTAATACGGGTTTCCCATTGGCTCAGAGCCATAACAATAGCTGAAATAACTCTTAGACGTGTTGCTTCATTATTTGGATTGTCTAATAATTGAAAAAGTAAAGAACCATAATTTCGCCGTTCTATGCGTGTACCAATCGGTGTGGTTAGAATATCTTTGACCGATTGGTTGATATGATCCATATCAGTAATGGTTCGTCCGGTTTTAGTGTTCATGCCGATATAACTCATTGCGGTTTCCCTGTTGAATCTCCACCTGATTTGACACCCCTATGGGTATGTGAATCTAACACAATGCCATTTGAAGATAATTGACCTTGTTGATGAACCACATTACCGGTTAAGGCGCCGGTACTACCATGACGACCACCACCGGTGGCGCTAAAGGATTTAAAGGTGACATGGTCGCTACATTCAACCAATGGGGTGTCAAGGTGGATTTTAGTACCAGCTTTTGCCGTAATTTGTTCACTCGCTTCGATTACCGCTGTTTTAATGCCTTTAATAGTTAATGAGCTGGTTTTGGGTTCATATTCGAAAGAAGCTCCATCTGGAAACGTGACAAAATAACCATCTTCTGAAGTGGATGGTGCTGGATTATTGTCACTGAAAATGCTAGGTAAAACACAACCTAATTCAAGATTTCCATAAGGACTTAAAATAAATACCTGTTCACCCACACTAGGTCGCCACCAAGATCGGCTTTTACCTGCGCGGTGGGTAAACCATGGTAACCAGGCGGTCACAATATTGCCACAACGGACTTTAACCCGATCGCCTTGGGTTTGACAAATAACGCCAACGCGGATCAGGTTTTCTATTTTTCGTAATATTTCGACTAGGTCGGCTGGATGATAATTTTTCATAGCGTTATCATTATGATTTTGGGTCAAAAAATAAAGCGACCTTGTTTGTAGAGTGATTTTTTACAAATTATGGCTATTTTTAGATTAACGATGGAGGTTATTGTTTGCCGATCTTTTTAACAAGAAGCATAATTAAACACTTATCCTTCAATCATCTCATCAATTTAAAAAGTATATAAATCGTATTTACGTTATTTCAATAAAACCAGTTCAATGAGTAATAATTTTGTTGTCCGTTAACTGTCTACGCCATTTAGGTACGCTATTTTTTATCCATTCACTGTTATTTATGGAAGAACAAGTACACGGACCATTTAATCTATGCATGTTGTGAACAGGTAAACTCGGCACATAATAAAATATGCCGAGTTTTGGCTTGCTCAGGAGAAAGCAAAGCCAAAAGTTGTAATTGTAAAATCAGGTTTAGCTAAAGTTATTCAAAATATCTTTCATCAGGAGATTTGTCGCTAATAGCATGATATGTTAGACCTTGTTCACTCTTTTCTACACGAATTCGATCAGTTAATTGTAATTCGATGTGTAGTCGGCAATGAGTATCGGTAATTTGTTCAGCATTAAACCTTATTGCTTGTTGGCGTAATGTTGGATTAGTCATAAATTCAGGTTGATTAATATTCATCCAGCTTATGATATGCGTGATGACATCATCAAAAGGGAGAGGATACTCATCTAATGTTAAACAAAAAGTATAACGATAACTGTAAGTTAGCTTTTCATTCGTTAACGGTATGACATTACCGTCTTTGACGCTAATTTGTAATGAGTCTGGATTGTTTATGAGATGATTCTCAGTGAGCATCTGGCGTAATTGAGTTAGTTTTTTCATGTTGATCCTGTTGGCATTGGTATATCATTTCGACTTGTAACGCACAGTCAAACCATGCGTTTAAAATAGCGCTATTATCATCCAATAAAGAACGGTTCTGCTGTAAGTTATTCATGGGCAGATAACAAGGCGTGACGGGAGGACAACCAGTTTTGATAATCTGCACTGTTTTTGATTTCGGGGCGAGTGTACAGCCGTTTAATATCAGTAGGCAACTCGCCAGTAGACCATAAGTGAATTTGTTCATTTTCATGGATAAGCCATTCTAATTGTTGTTGATATTGACGATTTTGTGCATTGACGTCTTGTAATTGAATCTTTTGTTCGAGCAACTTTTGTTGATGAATTTGATACTGATCATTAAGTTCAATTAATTCGTTATTTTTATAATCAATAATTTCAATCAGTTGTTGTTTATCTTCTTGCAATTGTTTATTACTGGTTTGTAACTGTTGATTTTTGGTAGTAAGTTTTTGACCATGTGTATAACACATTGATAAACCAATTATCAGTAACAACCAAGGAAATAGCTTATTTTGAATTAGGTTTAGCATAAGCCTCGTAAGCCTCTTTGAGTTTCACGTCATAATGGTTTTTTTGATAAGCGATGCCGTTATAAAGACGAGCAAAACGAGTGAAATCCTTATTTTTCATTACTTGTAGTAGCTGATTGTTTGATGGGTGTGAGATAAAACGATAAAACGCATCTAATTGTTGCTGTTCGTTTTGACTCATTAACTGTTCAAACTCATCGGCAGATTGATAACCTAACATTGCCCAATGAAAGCCCATAATTTGGAATAATCCCCAACTAGCGCTCTCAATCGCAGCTTGTCGATCTATTCGTTTTGCTGAAGCTAAACGATTATTTTCTTCATTCCCACCTAAATATCCGCCGGCAGTAAGGTTGACAAGTTGTGGATAGGTTTGCGATAAACGGTTGACATCAAAACCACGTTTTTTTAGTTGGCGATAAAAGATATGGCGTTCAAATAAGATCACCGGCAGACCATTTTTAAACCCTGAATGGCGAGCTTCGATTTTAGTTACAGCTTGAATCATTGCTAATTCAACGGCTAATTTAGTTGCAACTTCTTGTAATTCTTCTGTTGTGATCATGGTTTTTTTTCCTTCTTTTTCGCTTTGGCCAAAGCACAATAGTTGGCAATATTGCCTTTACTTTTTAGTAAACAGACCAGGAGCGTGACATTCATAATCATCTGTGCATAATAAGCACGATTTAAAAGACCGAAAAAAGAAAATAGAAACACAGCCACACTTGAGACTATCATTAACCAGGCAAGCCAGCTGTATTTGACTTTATAACGACAATTATCACGATCGAAAGTAAACAGTCGTACTGCTATTAGTAGACAAAGGAAAGCATTAAGCATAATCATCATGGCTTTTTCCCCTTAAAGCTATTAAAGAAATCTGTTGGATCGTCAAAGCGTTTAATCAACCACAGTAAAAGTTTGACACTGGTAGCGGAAGCAATTAATGCCCCTAATCCCAATGGCATTTTTTGTTGAATATTGGCAGGAAAAAAGGGCAGGATCAGGCACAAAGTTAATTCGGCTAATAATAATCCCATAGCAAATGAAATAAAAAATAGAATGAAGCGCCTTAATACAGAGATACGTTCTTCACTAATTACCAGTAAAATTGAGCCACATAATGCGCCTAAGATGATGCCATTTTCAATATTAGGGTAGATCATCGATACTGAAAAGGCACTAATTACAGCAGTGATTGTCAACGTGGTTGGTTCAGTCATTAAGTTAATCCCATAAATTAATGAGTTTTTGTTTGGGTTCGGGTACCGTTTCAGGCACATCGATTTCGGTGCCAATTGGTAACATCGCTGGTAATTCACACAGCTTAGGATTATTTTGATAAATAATTTCAACAATCCCAGTTGTTTTACCAAAAACACGATACGCCAATGCGTCAACAGTTTCATTTTGCATGGCATAAACAATCATCTTTTAATTACTCCTTCGCTTATCGTGATTGACTGATATTTTTAAACGGTAAAACTCACTTCAAAACTAACAAAAGAGGATCGGCGGTGAACAAAGATAGAGTTTGAATAACCCACTAGACTCTTTGTGCCGCCGAGAGGTGAGGGTCACTCGGTTAAAAACGCCTATATATGGGTATGGTCGTTTGCAATGAGTAATATCGCAACTAACCTAAATTGTAGAGGAAATTTTTACAAATAAAGGCAGGTTTCGGTAGATGAGATGATTTGCAGTAAAATTCATTAAAGTAATAATTAAGACCAATGCCTGATTGAACAGATGACAACTTGTTAAAATGTTTCAGGTTAACTATATGTTTTAGTATAAAACCGAGATTTTATATTAATCAGGGGGCGCTGACTGTTTATTATTTCCACATTTAATCACTCAATACAAGGTTACCAATAAAAAGAAATCCACTTGAACTGCATAAGCTTAGTAACTTAACAATAGCCATTGCAACTGATTTGCCTAATTTTGCTATGCCTTATTGAAATAGAGAGGTAAAGTCAGTGCAAAAACCTCTTTTAAAAAGAGGGATAAAAAACATCACTTGCTTTTTTTTTAAGCAACGATTATATATAGCAACGATAAGTAATGTGCTTATCATTAACTTAATTTATTGGAGGAGCTTGTAATGGTACAAAAATTTGCTTCATACGGTAGTGATGTTTCTGCAGGAACTTATAAATGTGCAGACTGTGGATATATTTATTCAAACCAAAGTAAAAAGTCCTTACCACCTTGCCCTGATTATAATAAAAAACCACATACTAAAAATGGTTGGTATATTTTGACCGGGCAGGGTGATTCAGTAAAAGATCCTCATCCTAATACAAAATAGTGACATTTTGTTGTTTGATTGTAAAAGGTAACGTAAGTTAAGTTACCTTTTTTGTTCCTCTATAGATTCTTTAAACATGTGATTTTTCAAGGGTTCCAATAGGTCACGAAACCAAAATAATGCAATATCTTTATCTCGTTCTCTCAAATGCAAATTTTCGGTTACAACACGTGAAAGTAGTTCTGCTCGTTCTATTGTTTTTATTTTTTCTAGTTCGTCCATTTTTTTACCCTCTTAGCTGTATATATATACAGTATATAATATTTACCGTGGTGATCAAGTAACATTTTGTAAAATTGTGATCATCTGTAAATTACTAAAATTAATTATCTGTTTCTCTATATTCTTAAGTTATTCTAACCACAAATACTGAGTCAAAACAGATCCCTAATTGGTATAGCATTTTTTTTAGTAAATAGCTCAATTAGCCGTTTTTGCCTGAAAACTCAAGGATATTGCTAATTCGTTTTAGCTTTTCTGGCATGCAATTCTTTACCAAATTTTACAAATTTATTGCTAAAAATAGCCGTATTACATGGCATTCTCCTTAAATCATATTTTAACTTTATATTAAGACGTAGGGTTAACCTGAAACATCTTTCCAACTTTATTAAAACTCAAATTCAATGACTTCGTCAGATTGTTGCTTTATTGTTCTAACTGGTGCTTGACTAATAATCAGGTGTACACCATTAAGCTGGTTATCCAATTTTAAGTACTGTTTAGCATTAATTTTTATATTTTGTCGCAAATAAAGTCGGTTTATGGTTAGATCATCGTTAGGTACACCAATTATTTTTAACTGTTGCTCTATTATTTGCCGTTCTGTTATCTGATGATCTGCTTTCAATGAAAGATCTTGTGGCGTACAGTTATTGACAGAACTCCAAGGCGAGCGTTTCGCTCGATGTTTAAGGTCAACATCCTGAGTTGATTTTTGCTTTGGTACCAATTTCCAGTTAATAAGCCTTGTGCAGATAAAAGACGCTAAGCCAATAATAGGCGCAAATATGCCTTTAATTTTTTTAAAAGGCTCTTCATATTGGTTCAGCTTTTCTTCATAAGCTAGTCTGACTTTAAGATCTTTGCGTGGCACTAATGGACCACCTTGATGAACAGTATAAGCAGCCCAATCACCAATATCGGCTGAAGCTAAGATTGGATCGATTATCTGATTAGCCACTTTTTGATTTTTTAATCGACGTAACTCACGCCAGACACTGACCGGCGCTCCACCTAACTGCTGAAATTGGCGGATCTTCCAGCGACTGGCCCACGCACTTATCGCTTTTGCTGTCTGTTTGAGATTTTTACCCGTTTGATCATCAATTTCATTATCTAGTGCATAACCGTCTATGTTTTTGGCAATATACTTAGCGATATAACCTGTTGCCGAACCTTTTTGCTTATCGATATCTTTAAATTCAAAGCGATTGATTGATGCGCCTTTTTCTTCACTATCTTCATCCATGGCGTAAATCCACATGATTTTAAAAGCTTGGGCTAAATGTTCCGGCCGCATAAAAATCAAAATATGCCAATGTGGCGTGCCGTCATGATGTGGCTCAGCAACACGAAAGCCAAAAAATTTGATCTGCTCTCGATTAAGTTTAGCCCGAATGCGTGACCAGATTTTACATAAATAAGCCTGAGTCTCGCGCGGATTGTTTCCTTGCCAATTTTCAACAAAACCACCTTTAGCGTAAGTACTATGATATTTGGAAGGAGCCGTTAAGGTAATAAATGCACCGTGATAACCCATCTCATCGGCAAGATCTTCAAAACCACGCATGCGTGTCATTAATTCAACACGCCTTATTGCAGGATTGGTAATCGATTTATAGACTTGTAAATCAAGCGGAATTTGTTCTCCGGTTTGTTCGTTTTCGATAGCCATTTTTTGGAGATATTTTTGGTTACGGCGTTTCTGTTCTCGCCACTCTGATTGACAAGTTCGGCTAGCATAAGCAGAGGCCTTTTTTTGCACTTGACCAACTGCTATCGCTAAATGTTCGTGTTGATAGTCGCGGCGAGTTTTTAATTTTTTTTGCCACCACTCTTGATTGGTTATTTTTGCTAACGCTCTGACACAATTGTCATTAGTCAATTTGCCATTTTTATAATCATTAAAGTAGGGTGGATCAATATTAATCCCTTTAAGTTCAACTAAAATCGCGACATATAATTTATGTTCCAAACTGTGGGCATCAATTTCATTGGCTGATAGGCAAAAAGTTCGATCATCAAGTAAATGTTGAATGTGCTTTTCTAAATAATGCGCTATCTCAACACTTAATTCATTTATACAATGAGGCGTTAAAGTGGGAAGTTTAGCAAATTCACTGGCAAAATTAATCGATAATGCACTGGATTTATTGGTTTTATATTGTTGGTTAACTAAATTAAGACGGGCATGAATATTACCGCCAAGTGTATGACGTAAAAAGCTATTGGCAGCTTGGCGGCCTTGACTCTGTAAGAGTTTTATATATTTATTAGCAAAATAGCTACTTAAAAAATCGGGTAGATCGGCTAAATATTTGGTTCGAAATTCATGATCTTCCGGATCGGCTTGCCACAATTTGACCTCATTATAACTAATAGCGTGTGGCATTTTTTTGCATGAAATTGGCGCTGTTATTGGCGTTCTGATTATCTGTTTATTGGGCAAAAACCGCCCGATTTTGTCATAATAATCCTGCATAGCCAAAAATAACTTATGCTTATCCTTAACGGCAAGCGGTGGCAAGCTTGTTATAAGTGTGGTCATGGTGTGTGATCTCTGAGCGCTATCTTTTAGCTAATTTTTCTTTTAAACGTTGGCAATCTACGCACAACTGACAACCTTTTAATAGCTGACGGCGTTTTTCAGGAATAGGTTCATCGCATTCAATACAATGTGTAGCCGATTCACCTTGAAACGTTTTTCGATTAGCAATCAGGTTGTCGAGTTCCAGTTGGGCAAGGTCATTGGCTCGATCGATAACATCTCGCATTAGGCTTCGGTCTCGTAATTTTGATAGCGTAGTTTTTCGGCTTCTTGACAAAGCAACTCATTAGCTTCGCTAGGTGATAATTGTTGGATTAAAATATAGCTACCAATCTGTTGTAAGCGCAGATTAAAAAAATGACATAAATCATGTTTAGTCTCGCTTCTAACTTGATTTAGTACCTGTAGCAATGTTTCGCCTTTTAGTTGTGTCATATCCATTTTTGCTTCCTTATAATTGTATGATTAATTATCAAATAACTCGGTTATTGTTTAATAAAATCTTGTTGTTCACAGTGTGAAAATATGTCAATAATTGCTTGTAAGCGACGTAACCCTTTACTCAAATCATCCAGTTCCTTATCTGTCAAATCATCAAAATTCATCCCAAAAGTATGTGAAAATTGACTATTTGAGTTATAAATTATCATCGAACGAGGTTGGATCCCTGAAGCAGCTAACAGCAATCTCTTTTGTCCTGGCTTTAAACGATTAAAATTACTACGTACTAAACTACGATTACCGTTAATGAGCTGATAGAGCTTTCGAATATGTTCAAGCTGACGTGCTTGTTCAATGTTATTCATATGAATTCCTCTATTGACGTAAGTTGACTGATGAAAGTGCCTTTATTAACATGTCAACAGCACTTTTCAGAACCAATAGATAGCAATGATTAGAAAAGACTATTGACGTTTAACGACAGTTCACTTACTCGCGACTTTGTTTGTCATACATAATTTGATATGTTTACCATCAGGTTTTTCGAGCCACCCACATTGATTGTGTTTATTGACCTGAATAAAAATAACGGTTGGTTTATTAGTGGTTTTACTACTCAAATAGATAGCTTGGCTCATCATTATTCCTCTTTTAAATTCAATTCGGGATTAAAAGCCTTGGCACCTTCAAGCGTAAGAGCCGTCATATTAATTAAAGTAGTTGAGCGATCATGTCTGCCGGTGATTTTCTTTTTGCGGGTCGGTAGTAATCCCTCATGAACATATTTCTTCACAGTACGGGGATTCATACCTGAAACACGAGCAAACTCGTCAACGGTCACATAAGGTGCTGAAATAGTGATTGAAATTGGCGTCGTCATGGTGCATTATTCCTAGCTGAATATATTAATATGTTTTTATATGTTTATATATAACGTAACTTAAACTTTGTATAAATTAACATTAAGCTAAGCTTAATGTCAATGATATTTTAATTATTTTTTTAATCTAGGCTTAATTTATTATGAGCATTAATTTTAATTCTGGTGGAGCCAAAGTGCTGGATAGAATCATTCAAGCCTATGGCTTTAAATCAAAAGTGGAATACAGCAACTATTTAGGTACTTCAGCGGCAAGTCTATCTATTCGTTATAGACGCGATCTGTTTCCTTCGGATCTCGTTGTAAAATGTATGGACGAAACCGGAGCCTCCTTACAATGGTTAGCAACCGGCGAAGGTGACTTTAATCCATTGGTTGAAGCGAAAGAAACGATTATTTCAGAAGAAACATTAGCCAAACTAGAGCGTTTAGCTAACTTAAAAGAAATAGGAGCAATTACTGAACAAGAATTTATTGAATTAAAAGGGAAATTAATTTAGTACTTTCCTGCAAATTTCTAAATAAAGAAATATCGTACTCAAGTCGCAGATAAACAATTTTATATATGCATGATCACCTATTCCACTTTTTAGTGTCGGTAGGTTCTTAAATCAAGGAGAAGTAAATTTTATCCTAATATTTATCGTCTCCTATGGTTGGTTACTATTGGTGAGCTGGTCGGCTCTATAATATTGGCTACAATAGTAATCAAGTCTGTTTAATCGTTAGCATCTTAATAAGATGAAGCGATTTTTTTCACTAGCTTATTAAAATAAGTAAAATAGGTTTTTACTTTCTTATTACCAACGATATTGGCTCTACCTATCAGGAATAGGTATACATCCTTTGCTTACATAGTATTGTCTTATCATCTCACTTAAATAGTAAGATAAAAGGTTCCATTAAATAGTAAAAAAATGACCTAAAACGTTTAAAAATAAAGGATATGCGATGCTACTTAACCAATCAAACCTAAATAAAATCAATTCGATTTAATAATTTTTTATAAAATTCTTATCAACATCTGACGACCAATAGCTCACAAAACTACGTCTCGAGTACCAAAGAGGGTATCTCAAATATTAAATATCACATACAACTATCTGATAATGGCAATTTTTATTTCAAAATCTCAAGTTTGATTGGTAATAGGTATTAAAATTAAACACATAAATTTTTAAAGTAATTTAATTCATTTTTGTATAAAATAGTGAACAAAATCGATAAATTGGCTATGGCAAATTAACTTTTGGCCAAAAATAAATAGACCTTAAAAATGGAATCTCAAACTCCCGGTAATATAAAGATAACGCTATTTTACCGGGATATATTTATATTAAAGTAATAAATAAAAATTAAAATTAAGGAAGAAAAAATGAAAAAAATAGTCAAATTAGCAGTGTTATTTCTAGGTGTATTAACTTTTTCTTTTGCCTATGGTGCTAAATCTAAACCTGCCACTACTCCTTCTGCTGGTACTATTTCCAAAGCACTTGCGGATAGTGCTAAAAAATCATTATTAGGTGATAAAGGTAAATTCCCATTAAAAATCGATGAAGGAATGGAAGTCACCAACATCAGTGCCGTTGATAAAATTGTTGTATTTGAATATAACATCCCAACAGACAGCCAAAGTAAACCTACTGTCGATCTTATTGAAAACCTCAGAGCCGGACTTAATAGTCAATTTTGTAGCAAACAAGATATTGTCAATGTTCTACGCGCTTACGACATCCGCTTTTTATTCCGTTTTCAATATACCGACAACCGAAATGTACCTTCCACATTATCAATTGATGAGATTTGTGAATAACCGTGTCTATCCGAAAACAGTCTAACGGCAAATGGTTATTTGAAAAATACCTTACAGGGGGTCGTCGAATTCGCAAGAGTTTTGCGACCAAAGGTGAGGCAATGGCATATGAAAATTACCTTGATGAACAAGCAAATCAAAAACCCTGGCTAAACGAAAAAATTGACAAACGACATTTATCTGATTTGATAAAAAGTTGGTACTCTTTACACGGACAAACCTTAAAAGATGGCCAAACACGCATCAATGCCATGCTATTTGCCTGCGAATGCATGGATGATCCACTGGCGACTAATTTTACAGCAAAACAGTTCACCAATTACCGACAAAAGCGTATTGATGGCGAAATCTTCCGAACTAGCCGTATAAAGACAGTAGCCCCAAGAACCATGAATCTTGAATTAACGTATTTCAAAGCAATGTTTAATGAATTAATTAGACTAGGAGAGTGGCAACATAATAACCCACTTGAACGGATACGTTCATTTAAAACTGATGAGCAAGAAATGGCTTATCTCAGCAAAGAACAAATTAACGCATTACTAAGTTCTTGTCAGCAAAGTACTGCATCAGATCTAACCATTATTGTCAAAATTTGCTTAGCGACTGGCGCGCGGTGGAGTGAAGCAGAAAATTTAAAAGGCGCTCAAGTTAAAGACGGTAAAATCACCTATATTAACACCAAAGGCAAACGCAACCGAACTATTCCCATTAATGAAGAGCTATTTAACCAAATTCCCAAAAAACAAGGAACACTATTTACACCTTGTTATTCCGCATTTCGTACCGCAATTGATCGAGCCGATATAGCACTACCAGAACGTCAATTAACCCATGTTTTACGTCACACTTTTGCCAGTCATTTCATGATGAACGGAGGCAACATTTTAGTCCTACAAAAAATTTTGGGACACACTGACATAAAAATGACCATGCGCTACGCTCACTTTGCTCCAGATCACTTTGAAGACGCAGTAAGATTAAATCCGCTGACTAATCTATAAAATATCTATAATGTTAAAAGTTATGATTGAAACCAAATAAACAAAATGTTTGATTTAATCTCAACAACCGAACAAACAAACTAATCATCGAATATAATAAAAAACCAAAAAGCAGACACCAAGCATCAAATCAATTTAATTAAATCACCAAAAACAAGAATCAACAAAATGGCGGTGAAATGGCGATTGACAATGTTCTTATATGATTTTATATGTCTATATAGGTCATTTTAACTTATAGATTCAATTGTAACTTATTGATTTAAAATATATCTCCAAAAAACTCATAATCGATTGGTCACTGGTTCAAGTCCAGTAGGGGCCACCATTCTAAATCAGTATAATCAATAAGTTAGCATCAAAACATTTAATCTAAAAAAGAGTAGTTTTTACTAAGTGGCGGTAAAATGGCGGGTGTTTTTTATTGAGAATAACAGTATCTTTAAATTTTTAGTTACTTTTTAAAATAACCTTGTTGATTAACTGATTTATATTTTATCATACAATCCATTTAAATTTATGCAGTTGGTCGGTATAATAACTAAAGGTATGTGTGTTGATAAATCTGTTTATGTGTAAATCGAAAACATCACCTCACCGATGAGTTTATTTATAGTCAAAAAGGAATGAATGATAAACTCTGTTTAATCTTCTTATTATTTAAATTTTGAAAGTTTATTAAAAATAACCTGAAAATCTCTCATTTTTGTGGTCATACAATTAAGGAAATGAATAAAATGAAGTCACGTTTAACTTTGTTTTTTATAAAAATATCACTCAATAAATCTAACTATGCTGATTTTAAAAAAAAATGTAAGTTAAGTGTATATCCATTATCCTACGACAAATTAGAAAGACCTTATCCATTGAGCGAAAAAATATTTCACAAATATCTCAATGAAAAAATTTCCTATAATAAGAAATTATCTATTCTCAATTCTCATATTGACTTTATAGATCAGAAAATAAATGCAAATGCTGTTGATAAACTTTACTCTCCTACTCTTGATGGGGTTATCTTGGCAGAAATGGAAGGCAAAAATGATACTAAAATATCATTATATCTTTCCTCAGCATTTTACCCTAGAGAGGGGGATCTAAGAGTCATTATGCGTTTTGATGAGAAGCTTGTTTTTTCTATGCATTTTACCATTACACTTTCTGGTGATATTTATATTGCTGGAGTGCAAGGACACACCAGTAGAGAGGTCTTGAAAAAATTAACTAAGGATTTTTATGGTTTTAGACCCAGCAATCTTATGATGGCTTTAATTTTGGAAATAGCCAAATTTTTTAAGGTCGAGAACATATATGCTGTTAAAAATAAAGCTCATGTTAAGTTAGGTAAGTTCGATTTCGACTATGACAAATTTTGGCAAGAAGTAAATGGTGTCTCATATAATAAAGCATGGTTTAAGTTACCAATTAATCAATCGCCAAAATCTATTGAGGATATCAAAAGTAATAAGCGAAGTGAGTTTAAAAAGAGAGAAGCCATTCGC